ACCAAGCAGGCTCGCCTGCTTGGTTTGAGCATCGGTCAGTTCCTTGTTGTGGGCTTCGTCATTGTTCTGCAGACGCTGCTCCAGAGCGAAGCGCTTGCCCTGCTCGCCGCGCTGCAGAGCGGCGCCGGCCAGGGCTAGTTCGGTGAGGGTGTCGGCATGGAGTCGGGCCTGGTGCTCCAACCGCTGGCCGTAACGCCAGCCTTGAGCGGTCCATGCCGATGCAGCAGATCCAGCAGCCAGAACAACCAGCAACAAGCCGACGACGGCAATCCGGAACTGCGCGGGGATCAAGTCGAGGAGATGCATAACACCTCCCTCGCCCTGGCCCACAGCTGCAGCCGGTCTTCCACGCCATTGAGCCCGCCGTTGATCCGACGCGTAATAGTGTTGAACTGCTCTTGATCCGCGAGCGCGTTCAACCCGTTCACCGACCAAAACCACGCCGCAGACTCTGCCGCCCATTGCGGCAGCTCCAGCAGCTCCGGCGTGCGGAGCAATCGCTCATCGCCGAACAGCGCCAGGCTGCAGCGCAGGTAGTTGTTGTGACCGGTGATCTGGATCAGCCCACGGCCGCGATAGCGTTGGCCGTCACCGTCTGCTGCCGGCGTGTTTCCAAGCTTGGCCGCCAGCGGGCCGGTGTCGTACTTGCTGAGGTATTGATCGCTCCCCAACTCACGCACATACAGCAGTTGGCCAGACTCATGTCCGACCTGGGCAAGGAAGGCTGCTTGGCGCTTCGGTGTATCGATCTTGCGGTTGGTCATGGCCGCGTTTAGTGCGGATACAAAAACGCCCGCTTGGCGGCGGGCGTTGGGCATGATGCGTTGAAGTTGTTGCTCGGTAATGGACATCGCTTTTTCCCAGACAAAAAAATACCGCTCGATGGCGGCAGGTGTTGAAACAGGTACCGACGGTTACAGCTCGAGGACTTTGACCTCCTTGGACTTCTTCTTTTTCTTACCGGCCGCCTTGGCCTTACCCTTCTTCCCTGCGTTGCATTCAGCGGTAGTGCTCCAGCCGGACTGGGTGAACACTTGCTCAACCGAGTCCACCAGGAACTCACCGTCCAACCCCTCCTTGAATCCGAGCGCGTTGATCTGCCGCTCGGCAAACAGATCTGTACGCCCGACCATCTCCAGCCGGACCTCAGCGGTGGACCGATTGAAAGCCGCGAGGCGAGCTTTGGCAGCTTGCTCAGCTGCAGACTTGTTCGGGTGGATATGTCGGTCGGTATGAACCGGCGGCAAACCCGAAGGCGCGTCGTCGTTGTCCAGCGTTAGGTTGACCAGCTCGCCAGTTTTCTTGTCTTGATACCTGGCCTTGACGGCCTTTTGGGTTGTCCGGTCGGTGAAGCGGAATTGCCAGCGGCTTACGTCACTGCGTCGGATGGTGATCGCCGGCAGGCTTTTGCCACTGGCGGTCTGCCCGCTTTGGCGCGGCAGCACCAGCAGCTTGCTATCGGCGACCTTGGCCGTGCAGTCGTGATCCTTGGCGAGCCGGGTGATGAAGTTGAAGTCCGATTCATTCATCTGGTCAGCCCTGGGCACTACCGTTGCGACCGGGCATTCAGGCTTCCAACCATTGCGCGCGGCAATGTCGCTGACGATCTTGGACAGCGGCACTTTTTCCCAACTGCCGCTGCGGGTGGTCTTGCCGCTGCCGCGCATGTCGCTAGCCTTGCCGCGAATGACCAGGGTGTCGGGCGGGCCGGAGACCTCGATGTCGTCGACCATGTAACGACCCAGGCGGGCCAGCGCTTTGCTGTCGTAGCCCAGGTAGATCTCAATCGCTGCCCCTTTTTTGGGGAGCACCACGGCGCCGTCACGGTCATCGATGCGCAGCTCGAATTCGTCCGACTCCATGCCAGGCTTGTCGAGGGTGCGCAGCAACAGCAGACGGTCATTGATCAGCGCTGTAATGTCGGCGCCGTCAGCAACAACCCTGAAAATAGGCTTCAAGAAAGGATACTCCACATACGAAAAAGCCCCGCAAAGCGGGGCTATTTCAGCGATTGAACAGCTAGAAAGATTCGACAGGTTTCATTGCAGCGTCGGCGGCTTTATTAGCTTCCAGCTTTGGAAAACTGAACCTGATCAGTAGAACGGTATCGGGCCCCTCACCGGTGAGGATTAGCTCTGCGGCCCGCACATTATCGGGCAATGCGCTTAGCTGACTGCTCATATTTCGATAACCCTTGTTCGGCTCGACACCCTCATAGAAGGTGTAGGTCACCGTTCCCCCGCCGAGTGCGCGAGTTTCGTAATTTGAAAGCTTTGAGGACAGATCCTCTTGAGTCTTCGCTGTCGCTGAAGCCTGAACAACATCAAACAGCGACTTGCCATCAGAAAGCGACGTGAGCTTAAACGTTTTGGCGATAGAGCCTAGAGCCTTCGCATGCAAATCGGTATCGAACGGGCTGACCAACGAAAACATAACCAGCTTTGAACCGGAGAAAATCAGCGCTGCTGTGAATTTATGTCCTATGAAATCCACGTCATCGATACAGCGCGCCACTCCCCCGACTTCCTCCGAACAATCGTAGTAGCCCTTGGCTTCTTTGAAGCTAGCCAACGGGGCACCGTAGGCATAGCTTTTGAAAAGATTGTCGGCGGCTATCGCACTCCAGGAGCTGAATAGAAGCCCCACGCCCAGCAGGGCACCCGCCATCAATTTCTTGCTCATCAGATCACTTCCCTATGAAGAACCACAATCGGTAGTGGCCGGATGCTACCAACCTTGCCCATCAGTTGTCTTGCTCAATCCCACAACTGCACCTGCTCGCTCACAGGCTCAGGGAGATCAGGAAACGTAATTAGCAACCCTGTGCGCAACGGCTGCAGCTCATCCGCCAACAACCGATTGGCCGCCAGCACCGCCTCAACCGTGCCATTGAGGTGCCCGTAATACTGGTAGCACAGCGTATCCAGCAGGTCGCCGTCAGACGTTCTGCATATCGTCGCCATAGCGCGTGAACTCCAAACTAGAGGTTTGCTTGCGTGGAATCCCGCCAGCCAGCAACGCGCCCTGCTCTTCCTCCAGGCTGCGCAGGCACCAGGTGCCAAGGACTACGCCGTAGCCCGTGGTCAGGTTTAACGGCAGCATCTGGGCACCTATGGTGCGCAGAGTATCCAGTTGCTTGAGGCCACCTTTGAACGTCGGGAATATCGCGCCCTTGAGGCTGAGTTTCTCCTCGCCCATCCCCACGGCCTGCTGCGCCGGCCGACGACTGAGGCGCTCTTGCGAGGCCCAGCGGAATTCCGTCTGCCGGCGCAGTTCGTCAAACGCCGCCGTGTCCAGGTTGAAGTAGAACGGTTGGGCATTGGTTTGCAGCGGCTGCAGGATCAGCAAGTGCGGGAACGGTTTGACGGCTTCCGCCAGGGGTGTGGCATTGGGCGCCAGAACACTGGTAGGCAGAATATTCGCGAGGCGCGGGTCGACCTTTCCGGCAACCTGATTGATTGCCGTCCCAGCCCGGTAGGCTTGCTCCTTCAGAGTGCCCATGCGCTCGTCGATGCCTGACATTGTACGGGTTGCTTTACTATAAGTTGCGAGCACAGTCCCAACCTTGGACTGAGCTGCACCAATCCCACGCATGACGCGCTGCAACTTTGCTCCAACCTCAGGTGGCACTCCTGGCAAGCTGGCAATCTCATCAGCCGCTCCACTGATCTCGCTGATGGCCCCGTTCACCGGTCCCATTATGTCGTCAATACTGTGCCGCCCCGCCTCCCCGGCCTGGACCAGGGATTTGAAGCCAGATTGCAGTTGCTCCATGTAAGCCATGACAACTCCTTAAACGTGAGGGGCATCGAACAGGTTGCGCCGTGCCTGCTCCCGGCTGAAGTCCTCGAACAGTTGACGCATGTACGGCATCATTTCCTGCGCCAGTTGCCGAGGGTCCTTAACGTCACCCTGCACCGTCACCGGCATGGTTGGAGCAAACGTCCAGGCTTGTTTGACTCGCGCCGGCTCTGGCTTCGCAGCAGCACCTGCGCTGAGTAGTGCGGGCACCGCCGCCGCTGATGGGGCAGCCGCCAATGAACGAGCGACATCCCCCATCAGTGGACCCGTCGCCGGCGTCGGCGCCAACTGAGCCAGTCGAGACATGCCCGGCCCGCTGGATGCCGGCAACAGCAAAGGCGACGGCCGTGCCAGGCGCTCGATGGGTGTGTCCGGCCCACCGAATGCAGCCTTACCCACCGCCCCTCCCAACTCACCGCCGCCCCAACTGCCGAGGAACCCGCCGATCAATCCGCCGACTACCGTGCCAATCACCGGCACCACCGAACCAATCGCGGCGCCAGCTGCAGCACCGGCTAACGTACCCGCCAATGTGCCGGCCGCGTTGCCATATCCCTCGGCTTTTTCGTCGCGGGTCTCGGCGTTCTGATAGGTATCAGCAGCGATTAATCCCGCCTCGATCAGTGCCATGGGTGCACCGACCTTGGCGAACCCAAGGCCTTTGCCCATCATGGCCTTTGGCGCGAACCTGCTGGCAGCGGCTTCGACCGGAGCTGCGGACGCCACACTCGCGACAGCTCCACGACCACCGCGTCCTCGCTTACCCTTGCCACGGCGCCGCTTCCCTTCCCCACCGTCGAGCCCACCAGCACCGCCGGACGGGTTGGTGACGAACACCCGCTGGATCACATTCGGGTTGCCCATCAGCGACCCACGCCCGACGTTCAACAGGCCTTTACCAATCTTGATCGCATTGATCGCAGTGCCCAGACCCACAACACCGGCCGCCAGCACCGTCGCCCCGCTGATCACCGTTGGAAATTTTCCGGCCAGCTCCCCAAGCCCATACGCCAGCTTCGCCAACCCATCCGCCGCGAGGTCAGTCAGCGGCCGCAACGCATCACCGATTCGCGTCATCGACGATTCAATGCCGGCAGTCGCCGTCGCCCACTTCCGGTTGGACGTCTCCCGCGCCTTCGCCGCATCCGCCTCGATCTTGGCCTTACCGTCCGTTTTCTCGATGGTCGCCATATCGGCCTTGATCCGGTCGCCATACTTGATCTGCGCCAGCAAACCCGCACTGGCGCTCTGATCGCTGACGATATTCGCCAGCCCGGCCGCCTCGGTCAGGGCGATCATGGCCTGTTCTTCCTCGGCGCTGCCATCCGCCGAAGCCTTGATCTTGGCCTTGAGCGCCTCGATTTTCTTGGCCTTGGCCGGATCCTGTTTCTTGATCAACTGCTCACTGAGCATGATGAAGGCATCCACCGGATTGGCCGCCTTGCCGCTTTTGGTCGCGGCGAGGATCGAGCCGGCCAGGTCGTAGCCTTCCTTGGCGAACCGTTCCTGGCTGGTGTTGCTGATCACTGCGTTGAGCAGGTTGTTCATGTTGGTAGCCGCCGCTGCAGCGTCCTGGGTTTGCGAGTACTGCGACTGCAGGCTGGCACCCAGGAATCGCACCGCCTCAGGGCCTTCCATGCCCAAACGCTTGATGTTGCCGAGCATGGCCGGCAGGTACTTGGCCATCTCCTTGGGACCGAACGCACCAATGTCGCCGGCCGCCGCGACCTGGCCCAGCATCGCGGCCATGTCCGCTTGCTTGACCCCGGCCTCCGTGAAGGAGTTGATCAGGGTGGCGATGGTTTCGGGCTCCATACCCTGGCCGTCGATAAGGTCGGCGATCTGCCCGGCGTAG